CGTCGCGGCGAAGAATGGATGAGGTACTGACGGACGAAGAGGTTCTGGATTGTGAGCGAGAGCTATACAGCCGCTCCCTAGTCGACTTCATCCGGGCTGCGTGGCCTATCCTTGAGCCGGGGACGCCCTACATTCACGGGTGGCACATGGATGCCATCTGTGACCACTTGCAGGCCGTTTCTGACGGCCATATCAAGCGCCTGCTGATCAACGTCCCGCCTGGCACTATGAAAAGCATGGCGACCGGGGTCTTCTGGCCCGCGTGGGAGTGGGGGCCGCTGGGCAAGGCTTCTATGCGGTTCATCGGTGCCAGTCACGAAGAATCGATAGCGACCCGTGACGCAGTTCGGATGCGTCGGTTGATTCAGTCGGAGTGGTATCAGCAGCGCTGGCCGATGTCACTGGCTGGGGACCAGAACGCGAAGACCTACTTTGAGAACGCCGACACGGGGTGGCGTCAATCCTGCCCAGTGCGGTCTATGACGGGCCGAAGGGGCGATAGGGTGACTTGGGACGATCCTCACAGCGTGGAAGACGCTCACTCAGCGGCAAGGCTGGAAGAGGCGAACCGGATCTTTCGGGAGACTTTGCCGACCCGGCTAAACAGCCCCGAGAAGTCCGCCATCATCGTGATCATGCAAAGACTATCCGAGAAGGACGTGTCCGGCTACATCATTGATCAGGATCTCGGCTATGAGCATTTATGCCTGCCGATGGAATACGAGGGGCCGCGCAAAGCCACGTCTATCGGGTTTGTTGACCCCAGGGCAGAGCCGGGCGATCTTCTATTCCCGCAGAGGTTCTCCCGTGAGACGGTCGACCGTGACAAAAAGGTTATGGGGCCATATGCCGTGGCTGGGCAATTTCAGCAGCGCCCCGCGCCTCCTTCTGGTGGCGAGTTTGAGGCCGACCTAATTCAGATCGTTGAGGTCATCCCCGGTATGGTTGTTCGCTGGGTTCGCGGGTGGGACTTGGCCGCTACCGAAGGTGGGGGGGATTGGACTGCATCGGGCAAGATCGGCAAGATGGCAGACGGTCGATACATTATCGCGGACGTGGGCCGGGAAAGGTACGGCACGCATAAGCGTGATGCTTACATCAAGTCTAAGGCTGATTCTGACGGTCGCGGGCTGGTTATCCAAAGCCTTCCGCAAGATCCTGGACAGGCTGGAAAGTCTCAGGCGCAGGCCATTACATCGATGCTGGCCGGTCACGTAGTCCACACAAGCCCGGAGAGTGGCGACAAAACGGTTAGGGCTAGGCCATTGGCATCGCAGGTAAACGGCGGGAATGTCCTGATGTTGCGGGGGCCGTGGAATCAGTCTTTCATTGACGAGATCAAGTTATTCCCAAATGGCATGCATGATGACCAAGTAGATGCAGTGTCGCGGGGTTTTAATCAGCTGCTAGGCCCGTCAATGGGAATATTCGCCTAATCCGTATCATGTAACCCATGCCGAAGCGCCGAAATCGTCAGTTGTCCGTCAATTCCGCCACTGTTCGCGCAGTGAATAGCGACGATGTTGTCAGGTCGCGCCTGTCAATGCTGGAATCATTCGGCTCAATGGATGCCAAGCGCCCGGCAGCGTGGACACAGTTCGGCTACCGTGAGTCTTTGACGTTCGCCGACTACTTCCGGGCTTACGAACGATTCGGCCCGGCCAACGGGGCGGTTCATCGAATCCTCGATCTATGCTGGCAAGATGAGCCCAGGATCAAGCAGCGCGACTCCGATGATGAAACACCATGGGAAGAGGGTGTTGAAGCCGTCCTGAAGTCCGTCAATGCGTGGGCAAAACTCCGCGACTTCGACCGGCGCAACATGGTCGGCAGGTACGCCGGTTTGATCTATCGCATGGCTGACGGCAGGCCCCTAAGCGAGCCGCTCGTGAGGGCTACCCGATTGGTCGACCTGATCCCGGTCTATGAAGATCAGATAAAAGTGGCCGCGTGGGATGGCGACCCCGCAAGCGAGACCTACGGCAAGCCGTCTATGTGGCAGTACCGCATGCGCAGGCCGGGTAACGCGGACACTCAGGGTGCGCCGGATATGTGGGCCGATGTCCACCCTTCCCGCGTGCAGATCCTGTCAGAGGGGTCCGTTGGTGACTTCCTGGACGGCACCCCGCTGCTGAGGGCTGGCTTCAATCACTTGGTGGACCTGGAGAAGATCAGCGGCGGCAGTGCCGAGAGCTTCCTGAAGAATTCGGCTCGGCATCTTGTCGTCAAGTTCGATGCCAATGCGAGCCCGCAAGTCATCACGCAAAACCCCGATGGGTCGGCTGGCACTAAGACGGTGCGGCAAGTGGTCGAGGACCAGACGCAATCGCTCAACCGCAACATCGATTCAAGCATCGTCATGCAGGGCGGCGAGGTAACGACCCTTCAGACGCAGCAGAGCGACCCGCAACCCGCTTTCACCATCGCGGCAAATCAGTTCGCGTCAAGCGTCCGCATTCCGTACACCATCCTGTTCGGCCAGCAGACTGGAAGGCTAGCATCTGACCAGGACATAAAGGAAATGCAGGCCCGGTGCAAGTCTCGGCGCGAAGCTGAACTTACCCCGATGCTGGAAGAGTTTGTCAAGCGCATGCAAGCCGCTGGGGTTATCGAAGCCGGTGAGTTTGAAATCGAATGGGACGCGCTGGACACCCCCGGAGACGATGCCAAGGCCTCAGTTCTGGGCAAGATGACGGCAGCAATGAAGCAGGCCTTCGACTCTGGCCTATCGCAGCCGCTGTTTGATGCGAATGAGCTTCGCAGCGTCATGGATTACGAGCCGCTTGATATTGAGGACGTAGACCCTACGCTTCCCGACCTCCCTGATGAGCCAGATTTGCCGGATGCGTGATGGCTCGAAAGCCGTCTCCGATCATCCCGTCTAGCGAGAAAGACCGAACAGGAACGGCGGGCATCCTTCGCCGCTGCAATGCTCAGATCAGGCGCAGGTACGAAGGACTAAGGCGCGATGTCCTGTCGCTTTTCCGGTCTATCGAATACCTGACGGTTAACCGCGATGAGCCGGTTTACATCTACCAGCTTACCGCTGAGCAGCAGGCTAGGCTTTCGTCCGAGATCCAGCAGACCCTAGATCGGTGGATCGCAGCGGGCAGAGATCCCGCAGAGTTCTTCTGGTTCTCGCCTTTTGTGGCCGAAGCCAGCCAATTGGGTGTTGCGCAGTCTGCGGCAAACCTTGCGCAGCTTTCGGCGTCATATGCGGCGACCAGGACTCTGGAAGAGATCGTCTACTCCGAGCCATACAGGAACAGGCGAGCCGCTGCTCAGTTGCGGTCTATGGATCACTGGGGCGGTCTGTCGGCGACTATGAAATCCGATCTATCGTCGATTATTGGCAGGGCGGTAATTGACGGGAAGAATCCGCGCACGGTCGAAAAGGAGATTGCGGAACGGCTAGGCGTGAGTATGTCGAAGGCCCAGCAGTACGCGCAGACCGAGATAACCGGCGTGCTTAGGGATGCGCGAGCAGCAGAAGCGACTTATGCCCGCGATGAAATGGATATAGAGCTTGCCCTATTGTGGACATCGGCACTCAAGCCAATCACCAGGCGGTGGCATGCCTCACGCAACGGGAGGACATACAGCCCCGAAGAGGTCAAAGACTTCTATTCCCGCGACGGCAATCGATACAACTGCTTCTGTGCGCAGGTCGAATGCTTGCTGGATGACGACGGCAAACCCATGTTAAGCCCGCAGGCGAGACAAACATTTGAATCGGCGCGCATATCATGGCAGAGTAAGTACGGCAAGTAGGGTATGCTTTAGGCTTCTTCATGTGATCTCTTTGGCCCGGCCTCAAAGCCGGGCCTTTTTTTCGTCTCCGTACAATTCTTGGCATGAAAAAGGCCAAACGTGTCCACATTCTCAGCGCTGTAAACGCGGCGAACGTATCGAAGTCGGGTGGTTATTACACGATCCGCGAAGTGTGCGGCGCTACTGACGACATCGTGATGAATGGCGTCCTATATCCAGCCGACCAGCTGGAAAACAGCATTCATACTCTTGACGGCAAACCGGCTCCAGCCGGGCACCCGAAGAATGCGGACGGCCACTACATCAGCGCTAACGATGGCGATGCCCTGCTAAACGCCTACATGGGCGCAGTATGCAAGAACGCCCGGCATGAGGGTGGGCGCTCGCTGGTTGATGTTGTCGTTAATGAGAATCAAGCCAAAGCACATGCTGACGGCATGAAACTGGTGGAAAGGCTTGACGCCGCCATCAATGGCACCAATGCCGAGCCCATCCATGTGAGCACCGGGCTTTACACGATCCCAATTAACGCCAATGGCGAGTCACGCGGGAAGAAATACAGCCGCATTGCTACGAATATCCGGTATGACCATCTGGCGATCCTGCTCAACGAGCAGGGCGCGGGTAAGCCTCACCAGGGTGTCGGCATGTTCATGAACTCGGACGGTCAGCCTGAAGAGGTGGAAACCGTTGAGGTGAATACCGACGCAGAAGATCGTCGGTTTGACGGCCTGAAGGGCTGGATTCGCAAGCTGCTGAATTCCGACCTGAGTTTCGAGCAGATTAGCTCCGGGCTTTACAAGGGCTTGCGTGAGGGGCATTGGCTGATGGAAGTCTTCAGCCAATACGCCATTTACTGCGACCGTGAAAACAGAATGTACCGGCAGGACTATTCGGTATCTTCTGACGGCTCCGTATCATGGCAAGGCACGCCTACAGAGGTATCTCGAAAGGTGTCGTATGTTGATGTTTCAAACTCCCAAAAGGATGACCGCATGAAAGAGCAGATCCTAGCCGCGCTGAATGCTGCGGGCGTGCAGATCGCGGGCCTGGATGACGCCGCGATGCTGTCCGCTTACAACTCTTTGATCGCCAAGCCGCATGAGGCAAAGCTGACCGAAGTGACCGCCAAACTCGTTGCGCACGAACAAGCCGCTGCCCAGGTTGAGGCGCAGGAAGTCGAAGCGCTGGCGAATGAGCTTGCAGTGAATTCGGCTCTGACCGCCGATGACCTGAAGAAGCTCGGCAAAGCCCGCTTGACCGAACTGAAGACCAAAGCCGCTCCGGTTCTGCCGGGTGCTGCTGTCGGTGCAAAGGTCGACGAGTTCAAGAGCTACAGCCTGAACGCTGTTCTCGATCAAAAGTAATCCCTACAAGGAGTCACACTCATGGGAAATCGCGCATACGTTGGCCCAGCTCACGAGCAGCCTTACATCATTTCTGACAAAACCGTGGGCTCAGCATTGCTGCCCTGCACCTTCGTCACTGAGGGCGCTTCAGCCTTCACGCAGGCCACAGCTTTCGGCCCGAATCTGCGTCTTCTGACCAACCGGGACTTTTACTCGATTGGTCAGCTGGACACCGTTGATCCTCTGCTGACTGCTTACGTCAGTGGCGAAACCGCATCGGCATTCGTGCTGAAGCCGGGCCAGCGCTACATGGTGGCTGCTGCCGCTGCAACCTACACCTTTGGGCAGGAAGTGACCGTTGCGGCGGCAGGCCGCGCCGCTGGTGCCGCATCGACCAACGTGGTTATCGGTTTCGCTCGTGAGGCTGGCGTGCGTGCTGCTGGCGCTCTGATCGAGATCGAAATCGCAATGCCCTACGTCAAGGCCTAAGGAGTAGCCGACATGCTGAAATTTACCCCTGAGCAAGAGGCCGCGATCAACGCCGCACGCTCTACGTTCAACGCGAACCAGGAGCGCCTTGCGGTCAACGCTGATGCCTTCATTGGCAACGCCGCGCCGGTTCCTTTGGATGCATGGCGCCGGGTCGATACCCGTGGCTCTGCCATTCAACGCAATGTGCTTGCGGTGTTCAACACGCTTGCCGCTGCGAACACCACGCCGCTGGGTCTTGGCGACATCGTGAGCTACTTCCCCAAGGTCGGCGACTCCGGCTCGGTGAATGTCTCGATGGATGGCCGCTCGCAGGCTGACCGCGATCAAGCCAACGTGACGTACTCGGGTACGCCGGTGCCGGTCATTGACTCGGTTGCTGCGTTCGGCTGGCGTCAGATGGAAGTCGTTCGCAAATCGGGCATGGGCCTGGACGTGGACACCATCGCCGCTCATCAGCGCAAGGTTGCCGAGAAGATGGAAGACATGGCAATTAACGGGTTGCCCTCTGTCGTCGTGGGTGGCTCGACCATCTACGGTCTGCGCACCTTCCCGGATCGCTCGACCGATACGCACGGCCTGACGTTGGCTACTGCGACGGGCGCTCAGTGGGTGACTGCCATCGGTAAGGCCATGGCCGCTCTGGTGGCTGACAACAGCTTCGGGCGTGCAACGGTGTTCGTGAACTACGGCGACTGGGCATACGCTTCGCGCACCGACTACGCCACGAACTACCCGAAGACGATCCTCGAACGTCTGCTGGAAATGGGCGAAGTCGAGCGCATCGTGCCTGCTGGCAACATCCCGGCCAACGAGATCCTGGCGGTGAACAACATCAGCTCGGGCGAATGGGGCTCTGTCCTGTCTGCCATGCCGATGGTGACTCGCCCGCGTGCTCGCGTGAACACTGAAGACGATTACGTCTTCGCAGTGATGGCTGCTGTTGCTCCTCAGTTCCGTTCGGACGCCAACAGCCGCTCGCACATCGCTCACGTTACCGCTGCCTGATGAAAGTCAGGATCACTCACCTTAAAGCGCCGTGGCCTTCGGGCTTCGGCGTTGGGGATGTAGTGGAGATTGAGACGCTATCGCCTGCATATCTGGGGAAGTGCGAGCCAGTGGCTAACGCCGAGGTTCTGCTTACTAACCCAGATTTTCAGGCGACACAGCCGGGTGACGATGCAGAGTCCATGCGTGAGGCACTGACCAAGGCAGGCATTGAGCCTGATAAGCGATGGGGCCTCAAGCGTCTTCAGACTGAGCTAGAAAAGGTCAAGGCTAAGGTGTGATCACGTCCGCGCAGGCTGCGCAATACCTTGACCAGACTCTAGGCATTTCGGTGCCTAGTTTCGTATTGGATGCCGCTGTTTCTCTCGTTGGTGAGACAGAGGCGGCAATGATCGATGCCGGGTATAGCGCGTCTACGCGGGTGCTTGTTCAATCAATGGCGGTGGCTCTGGTGGCTTCTGGTGGAGATCCTAGGCGGATTGCTTCGCAGGGCGCTCCGTCTGGTGCGTCACGGTCTTTCAAGTATTCCGAGAAGCAGTTGTCCATGCTGCGCCGTTCGTTGGCTGCGTTAGACACTGCCGGTACTGTCTCCAATCTAGTCGGCCCTGATCCGGCTATGGGGACGCTGTTCATGGTCGTTTAAGGGGTTGTAATGTCTGAGATGCGCCGCGCTGGTAACGCGCTTACCGAGCAGGACAAGACCGACATTCGGCGCGACATCGGGCTAGGCACTGCTGCGACCGCTGACATCCCATCGTCGGGTGACGCTAGCTCGGCACAAGTCGTCCGCGGCAATGACACTAGGCTAAGTAATTCCCGTGAGTGGTCTGCTGCAACCGTAGATCAGGCGGAGGCCGAAGCGGGCACGGCAACGACTCGGCGGGCCTGGACTGCGCTTCGTGTGTGGCAGGCAATTACCAAGGCGCTAGGCGGTGTCACGGTCACGAACACGCCGACTAACGGGCAGGTTCTCAAGGCCACCGGAGCCACTACGGCGGCATGGGGCACGGATGAGACTGGCGGCGGTGGTGGTGCGGGTACAGACCTTAGCTATACCGCATCGTCCACTGGCGGAGTCGTTGCAAGCAGCACGGGCACAGATGCGACCCTGACTCTGGCTGACGGCACCAATGCGGGCTTGATGGCCCCGGCGCAGCATACGAAGCTGGCGGGTGTTGCCAC